CTTCTCGACGCCGAAGTGGCCTGGGTACGGCATCGACGCGAAGTGGGCGATCTCGGATCAGCACGACTACTTCCTGAAGTGCAGCTGCTGCGGCCACCAGCAGGTGCCCGACTTCAACATGAAGTTCATGTGCCTGCCGGGCTACACGGGACCGGTCGACCCGCTCGAGGCCTCGAACGACGAGATCCAGGCCATCAACTTCGACGAAGCGTTCCTCAAATGCGAGCGCTGCTCGAAGCCGGTGGACCTGCGCCGGCCGGAACTGCGCCAGTGGGTCGACAAGCATCCTGGCAGGCTGGTGCGCGGCTACCGGGTGGCTCCCTTCTCCACCTACCGCCTGCCTCTCAGGTACGTCTTCTCGCGCCTCCTGTCGGCCCGCGCGATGACCGGCGTCCAGGGCTTCCACAACACCGTCCTGGGCAAGCCCTACGTCGACAGCAAGGCCCAGCTGAGCGAGTCCGAAATCCGCAAGTGCCTGGGCCAGCCCCGGAACCTCGAGGTCGGCTCCGACGTCCCGTGTTTCATCGGGATCGACGTCGGCGACACCTGCCACATCACGCTGGGCCCCATCGTCGGCGACAAGGCCGGCACCGCCGTCGTGCAGTCGGTCACCGTCGACAAGCTGATCGCCCGGCTCGACGAACTGATGGCCGCCTACAACATCATCGGCGGCACCATTGACCGCCACCCTTACACCCCGACGGCGAACGCGATCCGTGACCGCTACCACAACCGGATCATCCCGGTGGAGTACCGGGGCACCGCCGCCTGCCGCCTGGTGCTGGACGAGGCCGGCAACGTCAGCCACGCCCAGGTCGACCGGACGGGCGTGCTCGACAAGGTCGTCGACGCGATCCGCGGCGGGATGTTCGAGATCGACGGATACGGCGCCCAGGAGTCGATCCTCATCGAGCACCTGCGGAACATGGTCCGCGAGGAAGAGCCCGAGCAGCCGGCCAAGTGGGTCAAGCTGTCGACCTCCGACCACTATTTCCACGCCCTGGCCTTCATGCTGGTCGCACCGCGCGTGATGACCCTGATCCAGGAGCACATGTCCGACGAGATGATGACCTCGGTCGGCATCTTCGACATCGCGAGCTTCTCGATGGGCGGCGCCGTCGGCATCGGCGGCAACCCCGACTTCCAATCCAACAACCAGGCGCCGGCGCTGTCCGTCCGTGCCCGAACGAAGATGAGAACCAACCTATGGCCGTGACCATCACGTCGTTCCTCGACATCATCGGCCTGGGCGCGAAGGCCCCCAAGGTCCGGGCCGGCGCGACGTCGCGCTCGAAGACGTTCGATCCGAACGCCCAGGGCGGCATCGTCACCGTTCCCGGCTATCAGGAACACCTGACGGACCTGTTCAGCACCCGCGCCGCCCAGGACAGCCGGACCCTCATGGCCGAGCTGTTCAAGCAGGACGCGGACGTGTCAGCCGCCGTCAACAGCTACCTGACGCTCGCGAACACGGAGTCGGTTTGCTACGTCACCGACCCCACCACGGGGAAGATCGACGGCGTCGCCACCCAGACGCTGAAGGCGCTGATCCACGCGCTGACCGAGCCGACCGACTACACCAAGGGCTTCCAGCTGAAGCCCGACCGGGACAGCCTGACCGAGGAGATGCGCTACATGGCGCTGCTGCGCGGTGGCTGCGCCAGCGAGCTGGTGTTCGACAAGGCGCTGATCCCCGACCGCCTGGACAACGTCGACCTGGCGACCGTCGAGTGGACCGAGAAGGAGTCGGGCACCTACAAGCCGTTCCAGCGCGACCGCGCGACGAACAAGCAGATCAGCCTGGACATCCCGACCTTCTTCGTCGCCTTCCACCGCCGGGATCCGACGAAAATCTACCAGTACTCGGACTTCGTCGCCGCCGTGAACTCGATCGCCGCCCGCCAGCTGGTGATCAACGAGCTCTACGCGATCATGAGGATCACCGGCTACAGCCGGATGACCGTGGCGGTGACCGAGGAGGTCATCATCCGCAACGCGCCGGCCCAGGTGAAGTCCGACCCGGTGAAGCTGCGCGGATACCTCAACAGCCGGCTGCAGGAGCTGGGCGCGAGCCTGGTGAACCTGAAATCGGGCGACCCCTTCGTCCACTGGGACAGCGCCAAGCCGGAAATCCTCAACGACAAGAACGCCGGCGCCTCGATGGACATCCAGCCGGTTATCAACGTCCTGAACGCCCAGAACCAGGCCGCGCTGAAGACCATGCCGACCGTCCTCGGCCGCGGCGCCACGTCGACGACCGCCTCGGTCGAAGCGAGGTACGCCGCCATGTGCGCCGACGAGCTGAACAAGCCGGTCGCCGCCAACCTGCGCCGCGTCTACCAGCTTCTGCTCAACGTCAACGGCATCGCCGGCATCGTGAACTTCTACTTCCTGCCGGCCGAGCTGCGGCCGGACCTGGAGCTGGAACCGCAGCGGGTCATGCGCTCCGCGCGCCTGAAGGATGACCTGTCGCTCGGCCTCATCACCGACGAGGAATACCACCTGGCCGTCTACAACCGGGTCGCCCCCGAAGGCTCCCCGGAGCTTTCCGGCACCGGCTTCATGGTTGGCGGCCCGGAGGTGGCGGTCGACAACATCTCCCCGAACGCGGACCCGATGGGACAGTCGATCACGCCCGAGGGCTCAGCGTCAGCCAAGTCGAACGCAGTCAAGAAGACTGGTGGCAAGAAGTTGTCGGCAAGCAACGACGTGCTCCTGGCACTCGCGATGAAGCACGGGTAACTTCGGGTAACAAAACCGACTTGCTCCAATGACTCTCCGTCTACTACGTCAGACGGGCAATGAAGCAAGTCGTCAAAACCTACGCCATCATCGAACGACTGAAGGTAGCCTTCGGTGCGGACGTCGACGTCGCCGACATGGCGGTGTTCGAGACCATCGCGCTGAACAACCTGCCGATCCGCAAGAAGCACCCGCTGTACGAGGGCGCGGTCGCCCAGGACAGCCTGCTGCGCGAGCTGACCGCCCGCATCAACGCCGAGAGCGTCTCGCTCCAGCTGATGCACAACACGTCCGAGCTGCCCTCGGGCCGCGTCTTCGACGCCCGCATGAACGGCCAGGAAGTCCGGGCCCTGTTCGGCGTATCGACCAAGACGCAACCGACGCTGGTCAGCGACCTGGACCAGGGCGTCATCGACCAGGTTTCGGTCAACGTCCTGCCCAAGCAAATCCTCTGCTCCGACTGCGGCTGGGACTACCTGGGCGCGGACGCGACCTTCGACAACATCTACCTGGGCACCTGCCTCAACGACCACAAGCTGGGAGAGGCCGGCGTCCACGCCGCCCTCCACGGTCTCGACCTCCTGGCTGAGATTTCGCTGGTTAACACCGGCGGCGCCCAGAACGCGCGGATCCAGTCCCGCGACAAGCAAATCTACGCCGAACCGGCCTTCCAGCGGCTCGCCGCCAACGGGCACTCGCCCGCCATGCTGGTCGCTGACCTCACCGCCTCAATCCCACAGGAAGACAAGACGACCATGACTGACCTGACCGCCCTGACGGCCTCCCTGACCGACGAAAAGGCGAAGGTCATCACCCTGACCGCGAGCCTCAGTACGGCCGAGCTGGCGAACGCCACGCTGACCACCGCCGCCGTCGCCGCCGCCGTCGCCCTGACCGCCGCGAACGACGAGCTGGCCGCGCTGAAGGCCAACCCGCCCGAAGCCGCCCCTGCCGTCCTCGCCTTCGTGACGGACCTGTGCCGCCGCTCCCTGGTCGCCACCGGCGAACAGAACCCGGTCATCCCGGCGACCATCGCCGAGATGATCACCAAGACCCAAGAAGCCCAGGGGAAGCTTTCCGCGCTGATCCCGGCCGGTGGAGCGGCTCTCGCCGCCGAAACCGACGTCGCAGACGCCAAGGGCGCCTTCGCCTCTGGCGCCTACAGCACCGCCCGATAGCGCCAACCCCCTGAACTGAGGAAGTCATATGCCCCTTTCCATCGACGCCCCGAGCCAAACGGTCAAGACCGGGAACTTCGGCTACACCACCGACTGGTCGAACCGCACCGTCAACCTCGCCGCCGGCATCGTTGCCGCTGACGTCGGCAAGGCCCTGGCCATCGACGCGACCGCCGCGAACACCTTCAAGCTGGCCGGCGACGGCGACGTCATCGCTGGGCGCCTCGAAGTGGTCGAGAACCGCATCAACGAAGGCACCCTCATCGGCACCGCCAAGCTGTTCTGCGCCGGTCTGCGCATGAAGGTGAAGGCCGCCGACGCCCTGGCAGCCGGCGACTACTGCATCGGCGCCGGCGCGGGTGAAATCCGCGAGTTCGTGGCCGGCGACACCACCGCCGGCAAGCCCAAGAAGCACTACGTCACCGAAGTCGCCGGCGGTTACGCCGTGGTCTACCAATAGTCACAAGGATCTGAAAGAAGACCATGAGCAACCTCGCCCGCCTCCCCAAGCAATCTCTGACTGCCGTTCTCGGCGGTCTGAAGAACGAAACCTCGACCAGCTCGGTCGAAGCCGGTCAGAAGCTGCTGCGCGCCGCCAATGATGCCGGCCTCGGCATCCGCGACTACCTGACGCTGGCCATCGACCCGCGCCTGGAAGAAAACAGCCGCCGGTACGAAGTCTCGGACGGCAAGTTCCTGAACGGCTACGAAGCCGCCCTGGCCTTCCTGGACCTGCCGGTTCGGGACGACCTGGAGGCCGGCGTTCAGCTGCGCGCCGCCAACGACACCTTCCAGACCTACGCCGGCACCCGGGCCCTGTTCCCCGAAGTGATCGACGACATGGTGCGCTGGAAGTATCGTCAGACGAACTTCGAGAACGTCGAGTCCCTGCTGTCGCAGACCCGTCAGGTCGCCCAACCGGAAATCCTGACGACCGTCGTCAACGACGAGAAGGCCGACTACCGTGAAGCCATCGCCGCGGTGTCGGAAGGCGCCAACGTGCCGATGCACTCGATCCGGTCGACCCAACAAACGACCAAGTTCTACAAGTTCGGGTCGGGCTACGAGGTCACCTACGAGTTCGCCCGTCGGGCTTCGCTGGACATCATGACGCCCTACGCCGTCCGGGTGAACCGCGAGATCGACATCAGCAAGGTGGCCATCGCGACCAAGGCCCTGGTCGACGGCGACGGCGTCCACGCCGCAGCCCCGGTTGTGGCCCAGTCGAGCTTCTCGGCCCAGGCTCACATCGGCGCCACGACCGCCGGCATCCTGTCGCGCAAGCACCTCCTGGCCTGGTTCGTTTCGCGCGCCCAGCTCGGCCTGCCGATCGACACCGTGGTCGGCAACTGGAACATGTACGTCCAGTGGCTCCTGCTGTTCACCCCGAACATCGCCGGCGACCGCTCGGCCGCCAGCGAGCTGGCTGCCCAGGGCTTCAACATCGGCGGCGTCCCGCTGCTCCAGGGCGTCATCAACTTTGTGCTCTCCAGCTCGATGCCCGATGGCTACCTGCTGGGCTACTCGAAGGGTGACACCCTCGAGCAGACCGTCGAGACCGGCTCGCTGATCGAGGAAAGCCAGAAGGCGATCCTCAACCAGAAGATCCAGTACGTGAAAACCGAGAACTCGGGCTTCCGCCTGATCTTCGGCGACACCCGCTCGCTCTTCAACGTCGCGGCCTAAACCCCGCCACACTCCCCAAGTCGGGCCCGTCTCTCCACCGAGGGGCGGGCCCTCTTTTTAGGTGCCACCCAATGAAAATGATCGTCGAAACCACCGGCTCCTTCATGCTGATGGGCTCCGCAATGAACGGCGCCGACCGCGTGGAGTTCGACCGACCCTGCGTCGTGCTCGCCACCACCTACATCCAGCTCAAGG